CTTCGTTAAGTTCACGCTTTCGTCCTACCACCTTAATGTCACTAATTTTTACATCCATCTATGCTCCCCTCCTAAACTTGGCCCCTTTGTGGCGTATATGACGCCTTTATGACCCGTTTATGATGCCATTGACACGTTAGCCACATATACCCCACCCGCAGCTAGGGCAGGTTACACAGCCGCTTTCATAAATAACTCGCGCTCCGCACTCTGGGCAGTACACGTAGTCATGTCCACCTTGTACTAGTGTTTGCTTTTCAGCGCCTTGTTCTTCCTTCATTGCACTTTCCTCCTCTAGAATATTTCTATCTCAACACGCTTTGCCCTATGGAAGAACTCATAGGAGCAGTGCAGCGCTGTAACCTCTTTACCGTACTCATTCATTACATCCATTATGGCAGTTTCAATTGTACGTTCTAGGAGAATTTCAGCGTCTCCCTTCGCTAAGCGATCAAGACATAGCAGAATTCCAACGTTAATGTTTTTGTTCTTCTTCAACCACTCAATGTTCTGTTCAACAACTTCCCGCACCTCTTCATAAAGTTTCTTAGCCCACTCAGGAGTGCTTCCGTCTTCGCTTTCCACCGTTAGCTCTTCACATAAAGGAATTTCCAGCTTACCTATCATTCCCCTTACCTCCTTTTATGGTATTACTTCTAAGCTTGCAGTTACTGAAGTGTACTCATGCGAGCTAAAGCGTAATGTCATTTTTGCGCAGCCAACTGGGTTAGGCCCTAAACCTTTCTGCGCAGTATAACCGTCTTTGTTATCCCAGTCTCTCTTGTACCCAGGAGTGCGCACAAACCAGCCAATGTCGTTATAAACCTTGCCCTTTACAGTTAAACGTTCTCTAACAATAGGCACTATGTAAGCGGTATGTGTATGAGCGTTCCATACGACATCCGCGTCAGGCTCATAGACGGCTTGTCTATTCGTAGCTATAACGCCCCTTGTTACTGGTGCATTGGTTCCGCTTGCTCCGTGTGCGTAGTAAAGCTTTATGTTTCCGCGTCTATTGTGTGAGCGCAGTAAGAAGCGTATCCAACCTTTCCAACCACCAGTAACCGCCTTACTCCCGTTAAGCCTTAAATGAAATACAAGTCTATCAGCTAAGTCTGTGTTCGCATTTTTCCTTACAGCAAGCTCATGGTTCCCTTGGGTTATAGCAACGATATTATTCGCGTAAGGTTTCAGAAATTCCGCAGAGTCTTCTACAACCACGTCAAAGTATTTTTCGCACCGGTACTCAGGCCTTAGCTCGTCCATATTACGCCTCGGATCGAACTTTCCCTGCATAGCGTCAAACCAGTCGCCACCTAGCACTATTAACGCGTTACTATTTAAGGCATCATCTAGGTGTTTCTTCAGTGCTGTTCTGTCACAACTGATACTGTCGAAGTGTACGTCGGATATAAGGTAAACTGTTTGCTCTAGGTTTTCATCTCCGCTGTCAATATCAACACTTATTACGTTCCCTTCAACGGTAGTATCAACCTTCATTGTCGTCCTCTATTTCGCAAAGAATATCCATTTCCGCGTCTGTAATGAACCTTAAGGCGGCATTTTTGGTATCAAACGGGCCAACTAAAACACTTTTATCCGGTTCAAGCAAAACTTCCGGAACATCAAATGACCCGTAAAGCTTTACATACCATTTTTCGCCGTCTTCAGTAAACGACTCATAAATAACAGCGGAGTGCACAAAGTCGGTGTTCAAAAACACGTTTTCAGAAACTGCCAGAAACATTTTCTTGTCTCCTTTCCTCCATTTCGGTCACGTCTATTTCTGCTCGCTCGAACTGCGAGCTTATAATTTCCGCACATAAGGCCTTAACTTGCCGATCGTTCTCATAAGCCGCCCCCGTCATTCCATCAAGAATGGACTTTATCACGTTATCAATATCGCTTTTAAGGGCTTTAGCGTAAATATGTATGCCTACCTTTACGTTACCCTTTAACGGTTCAGGCACAACCTCCCTGGTTTTCAAGTAGACCAATTCCTCGTAGTTTTTAGTTTTAAGCGTAGTATACATTTTTCCGCTTTTGTTTATACGTGGCCTATCCTTTGGCACCGGTTTACCTGGCACAATAATTTTGTACAGCACAGCTACAGCCCCTTTCCTGTATTAAATAAACGCTCCTGTATGCCAAGGAAACGGCGATCAGTGCGATTCTTTCGTTTATTTTTGCTTCGAATTCCTCAAATTCGGCCTTGGTGTACAGGCCCTGTTCCTTTTGCTCGAACTTCTCCCTCAGTTCCTTAACTAAGCTCTGAAGTTCCACTACTTTTTCATCCATTCTTATAGTACCTCCTTCAATTTTCTAAGTTCTTCAATTGCTTCTTCCAGCACGCGACTTTCTAACTCGCCATCACTCTGCGGCTTCTCTTCTTGCTGAGTGGAATTATCCGGCTCAGCTTTCCCAAGAAGTGCATTCAGGCTTTGTATCGCTTGTTCGATTAAGGCAGTGTTCATTGTTTCATTCATTCTGCCTGCCTTAATTTCCCCCGCTGCCCCTATTATACCGTAAAGCAGCAGGTCCAAGCCACTACTTTCCGAACTCCATGGAGGTGTTCTGTCCATCTTTTCGTAGTATCGTGCAAGGTGGTTCTTAACACCGGCAATATCTCTATCTGGAATATCTACACCACCTCTAGACCCCTGCACAGCAGCTGCAGCAGCAAAAACACCACGCGGTACAGCCTTTAATCTACCGTCGATAACATCAGCAATTGGTAGTTTGTATGAGCCAAACAGTTCAGGATTTTCTGCGTCGTACCAAACAAAAGCCCTGCGGTACTTTTCCCAATCCATGTTATCTTCTCCACCAGCCCATTCTCTTACCCGAGACCTTGCAGCGTCTCCATCCCATGGTGTCTCCATATCAGCTAATGGAAGGTCTTGAAACGGTACAACAGCTTTAATGCTCTCAACCTTGGCAAGTGGGTTAGCAGGGAATGTTACCAGTGACCACTCCCACAGCCGTATCTCTTTTACTTTCCTAGTCGTTCCATCCCAAGCTTCTTTTACCGTATCATAGCCGATAGATAACCCACGCAATACACCTTGTTTCATCAGCGCGTATGCTTCGCGTCCTCTAGCTGTTTCAAGGTTCAACTGTCCCTTTACTCTAAGCCCACGGTTATCTTCTACTGCTGCGACAGTTAGTCCAATAGGTTCTGCAGGGTTATGCTGCCACAGTATCGGTAGTTCTGGGTTCTCTTGAAGGGTCTTTCTAAACGCTCCCGGCTCTATTACGTCTCCGGTTCTGTCAACGTTACCAAAAACAGCAGCATATCCTTCGAATAAGCCCTGATCGTCAATGTCCTTAACTTCAAACTTAAAACTCTTCGTGTCCACCGTTTTACCCCCTTTCCCCTTATTATTCTATAACCTCGTAAATAACAGTGCACCTGCACATAGGATGAGCAGGCGGTGTAAGTATTTCTTGCTCTCTCTTCGTAGCCCCTGGATATGTTTCTTCTAGCCCTACAACCTCGCCGTCAAGAGACTGGCAGAATTCACACGTACGTTCATCGCCAGCAGTTAACCATGTTTTTATTACCTCTCCTCTAAAAAACCCGTTAGCCTTTGCTTCTCTTATCGCCTCAAGCTGCCCCCTGTTGTAAGCATAAGATAGTTCGGTTCTAGCTATTCTGAGCGCCCTCTTTTTAAGCAAAAACTCAGCGTATTTGTTTGTAAGGTTTTCTATAACATTCTCTGATAGGTTTTCTTTTACAAGACTTTCACGATACCTTGCTACCGCCACAGCTTCCGAAGACGTAAGACCTATAAGCGGCTGAATTACCTTAGCCAAGTCGTACGGAGACAAAGGATGTTCTAAGATGTAAATCCTAAGTATCTCCCTTATAGCTTCATGCTGCGCCTCCGACAATTGTACTATTAACTCTCCGCCATGTTCACGTATCCAATCCTCGATATGCTTACCGATGTGAGTATCCTCGAACTGCTTTTTTGCATACCGTTCTATCTGACCATTCATGTACTCAACTGCGTTTTGCATCGCGTCACGCCATGCTGGAGCCATAACCTCATTAACAAAGACCGTGTAGTCATTTGTAAACCGTTGTATCCACTCAACTGGTACCCAGCTGTATTGCAATACTTTCTCCATCTCTTCCTTCGTAATGATTTCACGTTCCGTATTNNAGNATTTTTCTAATTGCTCTCTGTATCTTCGGCTCGTTTTTATCAAGATACTCTCGTAGCACAAACTCCACATTTCTGGAATTTATCGGAACTGGTCTAATACCCTCTGGGTACCGTGGAGGTCGTGGTTGTGGCTCTGGCTTCTTCTTAACATCCATGCGTAGCTTGTATTTCACTCTTCGTTCACGCCCTCGCCTGTCATAACCGTCAACGGTATCATGTTAACAGGCATCATTAACATGTCTCCGCCTTCCACTTCGTCATACCCGAGCATGACTCTAGCTTCATTCGGGGTTATTATCCCATTCTTAACCGCTTCTAGTGCTCTTGCCCATACAGCTTCCCTNTCTTCTTGCAGTGCTTCAATTTCATCTCTGTCGTAGTCAATGTATATCCTTTTATCACCNAACTTNGGNATAAGCCAGTTGTTAAGTTCGCCCTTTATGGAGTCCATAAGCGGTAGTACAGTCTCGGTGTAAAATGCCTGTCTTGCTTCCTTGTAATTGCTATACGTTTTGTTCGCATTGTCTCCAATCAGCTCAGGAGGCACTCCAAAAGCTATGGCTATCTCCCTAGCCGAGAGCTTTAGACCTTCAAGCCAGTGCATCTCTGCTGGCGTTAACCCGATTTCTTTCCAATCCAATCCACCTTCAAGCAGCAGCGGTCTTCCTGCGTTTTTAGCTCCAGTAAACTCATGGTTGATCTGTTCCTTCAGCCTCTCAAACTGGTCTGGTTGCAGTTCATGCTCTGTAATCAAAGCGCCTGGAGGTCTTGCGCTGTTTTGCAGTAGAGCAACGTTCCACGCTCTGCTCTCATTGTTTTGGTCAATGCTTCGTGCTGCAGCTTCAATGGGAGACATGCCATACCAGTCATCCAATGGGTTAAACAACTTCAAGTGCAGTATTTCTTCAGGCTTAAAATTTACAGTTATACCGCCCACTGTGTACTGATAACCAGCGATAAGCTGCTGCGAGTTACCAGCAATTACTTTCATCCGATCAGGCCTTAGTACATATAGCTCTCTTGGTGGCCCGTTTTCTGGCCCAGCAGCTTCGATGTAACTGTTACCAGCTAGCATCAAAAAGCCCACGACACTTTCGAAGAATTCACTACCACCTTGCCATGGGTTTGGCCCGTTTAGCAGTTCCTTTAATGGGTGGTTTTCCAACTCTTCTATAGTTCCATCGTTCGTAGTTCTATATACCAGCCAAGGAATACCAGCGCACGCCATAGCTATTTGCCTAACACAGGCATACACATAAACATTATTACAATANCCNTCACGGGCAAAATTTGCGTAGTCTTTCGGCGTCCATATAGGCTGACCTAATGTAGTTTCTATAATTGCTCTCGTCGTGTTGCTTTGTTTCGTTCCTGTAAGGAACGTTTTAATTCCTTCAAACAGTTTGACCGCCCCCCGTCATAACGCCCTAACGCGCGGCTGTTTGCCTTTTTNNAGTTATNNACATGATAGCATATCTCATCGCATCCATAGCATGGTCATATTCTTTAATTGGTTCTTCGGTTATTTGGTCGTTTACTACCTTCCAGCTGTAGCTTTCTATTTCGTCCAACAAATTCACAAGCCCTCTAAAAACGTACAGTCGTTTAGAACGGAACAGTTCTGACACTCTTGCTATGCCTTCTTTTACGGTGTTGTTTGCCGGCAGTGCATTTAATCCTTGTCGTCTTAATTCTTCAATCAGCACAGGTGCAGATGGGTCTACAAATATAGCGTCTATGGTTTCTCCTTGTGATATTTCTCGTATGTCTTCTGCTGCCTCACGTGGTAACCTACGTGTTTTGTAGTACTCCCTGTAAACGTAACAAGTACCATCTCCGTCTATAGCAATCCACACAGCAGCCATTGGATTGTTGTATCCAAAATCTATACCTATAACACGTACCCATTCTTTAGGTATGTCAAAAGGTGCTATCAGGTGTACAGAAGCGTCAAAGTCTTGATAAACCAATCCTTCTGGTCTCGTAAACTCCCCACGGTAAAACATACGGAACATCCATTCCGGTAATTCTCTTTGCGCACGTTCGTATTCACGTTTTGGATATGCTGGGTTTGTTATGCTTGGGAACTGTATGACTTCGTAGTTCGGGTCTCCTGCCTTCCATTTGTCGTACACTTCCGTTTTTAGCCAGTTCAATCCGTATGGGGTGGTTGCTATAAGTATTTTGCCGTTGTAAAATCCGACACGACGCTGTGCTACTTCCCAAACTTGTCTTTTCATCTGTCCTGCTTCGTCCAATGCCACTGCCTTAACGTGTACCCCTTCTAAACTGTACGGTCTGTCTGCTGAGGCAAAAAATACCCTCCCACCGCCACGCAAATGGTATGCTCGTTCTAATGCTCTAAACGTGCCTCCTGTTTGTTCAAGCATCTCCATCATTCGCGGCATAAGAATGTTTGTAAGCATGTTGTACGTCGGGCTAACTACCATGTAATCCGCTTGTGGGTCTTGTGCTATTTGTGTTGCTATCCAAATGGGTATGAATGACGTTTTGCCACCGCCAGTGCCGGCAATCATAGCCACGTAACGTGCCTTGCTTTTCAAAGCACGTATTTGA